GAAATCAGGCCCCAGGTTGTAGCCAAAGCTCACGAGCGCTGATCGCTGGTTGTCATCCATCGCTTTCCAGTGCGGCACTGTGGTGGCCAGCTTGGCGGCAATGCGGTCGATTTCTTGTCGCAGCAGCAGATCAGCCTCGATCACGGTGATCTTGTCGCCGCGTTGCACCCACCCACCGTGCTGATAGCGGGTTGTGCCATAGCCGATTGTCCAAGGGTCGCCGCCGCTCAGCGGGTCGGGATAGGCGCTCAGGTGGCAGCCCTCGAACTCTTTGATCAATGCAATGGCAGGCGCCAAATCAGTCTGCTTGCCATCTTGGCTCCAGATCTCAAACCATGGCCGATCACGGCGCATAGCCACCGCGTAGCCATTGGCCTGCAAATCACGCGCCAGCTCCTCGATCGCTGCAGCCTGATGCGGCATCCCCCTGTAGTACCTGAACACCTGCTCAAGGCTGATGGGCGCCGTGTTGCTCATTCCCTTCTCCATGGGGCTTTGATCTGCATTGCACCACCCAGCAGCCGGCTGTCGCCGGTCTGCAGCGTGTCATCTATCGGCTCGTGTGTGATCACCGGCTCAGGGGCAGCAGGCTGCGCCGCGTGCCATTCACGCTCGGCAGCATCCAACCTGCCAGGGAGCATGACTTCAAACCACCACTCGCGGGCAGCCTGCTTCCAAGTCTTGCCTAGAACTTTTTTCCCTTGATGGCCCGCAGGGCATGAAAGATCAGCTGGATGATGCTGTTGTCTTTGAGCGGCGACAGGGCGATCACCTCGCTGGCTGCGGCGATGATGATCCAGAAGGCCGGGTGCTGGAGGAAGTCCATTGTGCTAGGTCTTTGCTTCCAACTTAGAGACGCGCTGCTCAACCGTCGATAACCGTCCGAAAGTCTCGCGGCGGTCTTCTTTCATGTCGGCGTGCAGCACTTCCAGCTGGGTGGCGATGTGCTCGACTGCGCTAGTGAGCCTGATCACGGCATCCCTGGCCTGATCATTTCGGCGGCTGAAACCAGCAGCACCCATGGCCGCCACTGAGATGGATGCGCCGGCCACCGCGGCAATGACTTCAATCATGCTGCCTCAGGGGCTACCAGAACATCTTATGCAGGCTCCGGTAGGCCGAACAGCTCGCGCAGTTCAGCCACGGTCAACCCAGCAGCTTCCAGCTTCTGCTCAGTGGTGAGCACTGGTGCGGGTTCGGGTTCAGGGGCGGTTTCGGGTGTGTTGCCTTCAGCTAGCCAAGCGAGATATGCCTGATAGTCAATGTTGGCAGAATCGGGCGGGATAAGGGCGTTGTCAGAGAGGCGAAGAATGGTGTCGCCTTGAGTAAGTTGGTAGGTCATGGATTACAGCTCCGCAGAAAAAGTCAGTGTTTGGTTGGCTGCCGCTGTTTGACCACAATCAAATCCCTCAGTCGTGGAATTGATTACGGCAAATCCAGCGCCTCCACCAGCGATAGTAGCGGTGGCTCTCATTGAAGTTTTATAGAAAACACCTTTAGTGGGAGAAGCCGAAAGAGCCGTCACTTGAGTTGAAACTGTTCCGTAATACCTCTGACACAGCGCCAACTCCTGTCCGTAGCTCCTGCGTTCAAACGGTGTGGCGACGGTGCCGGGTTCCAGCTGCGCGTATGCAAATGTGCCGCCGCTGAAGCGCACCGTTGAGTTGGTGCCGCCAGTAAGCGCAATGGAGTCGCCTTTGCTGATCGAAGACCCGTCAACCGTTGCTGTAGCGGTGCCGGTCCAGTTCAAAGTATAGGTGCCGCTGAGGATATTCAACCCCTCAATCACCTGCTCAACACCACCAGCCGGTGCCGTGACAGTGCGCACATTCTGGCTATCAGTCCATGTAATCGACTGCCCAGATGCCACCACCCGCCAGCGGTCTAACGTGTACTGATTGGCGCCGCTTGTCGCAGTGCCCGACACGTAGCCGCGCTGATTAACGATTGGGTTGCCGTTGATCAGTAGGTTGCGGAAGCCAGCAAGCGGTCCGCCGTTGAGGTTGGCTACTTGTACCTGATCAGTGCCAGCATCAATCTTAAACAGATCGGGATTAGTGTTGCCTTCAATCCTGAAATCAACGTCGTTCCCGCCATCGTTGAACACCACCTCGGTGGAGCCGTTGAAATTGACGCGCTGGACACCGCCAGTAGCAATGGCGAACTGATCAGCACCAGGGCTGTAGGCACCTGTATCAGTGCCGCTGTCCTTGAAATACAGTGACGGCGCAGCAACCGTGCCATCCTCTAGCCCAATCGTGCTCCACTCACCATCCAGCTGATACAGCGTGATCCAGCCGCTGTTGGCTGCATTGCGGATCTTAAACAGGCCGTTTGTCGTATCCGCCCATGGCATGTAGGCATAGGTGACGCTGGGCTCTGCCGCGCCGCTGTTCTGGCTGACAACCGCAGCCAGTGCGTTGTTTAAGTCAGCGCGGAAGGCAGCGCCTGACTGGTTTGCAATAACGTAGTCATGCTGTGCCATTAGACAATCTCCCTGCCGTAACCAGTGGCGATGTAAGTGAAGTCTCGGCTGATCACGCTGGCAGTGCTGTCGTAGAACGTGATGGTGAAGCCAGTGCGGGTCTGGCTGGCAACCGTGTAATAGTCGCCTGTTGCCATATTGTAAGCCGTGATGCCAACAGCAGGCGCTTGGTAAAACGCCTCATCAAACGTCACGGCATACGATCCGGCACCACTGGTCAGCGAACCAGTCGATTCCGTGCGCTGCTGCAGCTCCAGCTCGGCGCCCAGCTCGTCAATGATGATGTTTTGGCGCTCTGACGTGCTAGTGGCGATGGTCTTGAACTGAAACGCTCGGCCACGGTTAATGGCGTTCACAAACTCGTGCCAGTCACTCCAGGTTGGCGACCCCCCGGGATCATCAGGAGTCGAGCGTACATAAAGCACAGCATTGACCTGATCAAGCTCATCGCCGTCAATATCTGGCCATATGTCGATCAGGTCAGTTTGATCGTCCCAGAGATCACCTGGCAGGAATGGACGAGTTACAAAATATCGCCGCATATTTACGTCATATACAGCCCCAAAGTCGTAAGTGCTGCCGAACTCGTATTCACCGCTGCCAAGGTTGCTGCTCAGTCCATCAATAGTGCCAAGTGCATCCCAGTTGCCATCAGTAGCAAGATCGTCAACAAAAACGCCCAAGCTCAGGATCAGCCCGTCCTGCTCCGAGCTGTAGATCATGTTGGTGACGTTGCCGCTAAATGGTGGGGTCTCCTGATCCTCGCGGTAGCTTTGCACAAGCAGCCGCGGCTGAGGCGTCGGCAGATCAACGGCTGCCGTAGCGGCCTCAGCTGACCGCCGGCCGCCGTCATCCTCGAACTTGATCAGGTAGGTGCCCTCCAGCAGCGGCACCTGCTTCTGTGTCTGACTGCCAGCGGCAGCGCTCACTACGTCCTGGCTGTCCTGCCACACTGCGCCAGTGAGCAACGTGCTATGCCGGATGATCACCTTGCCGCCGAGCAGCACGTCCAGCTCTGTTGAACGATTCCAGCTCAAGATCGCTGTTGTTTCGCTGTTTGGGATGATGCTCAGCCCAGATGGCGTAGCTGGTGGCACAGTTTTGCCAAAGGCTTGTTTGGTGAGCTGTGCAGGTTGCGTCGATGAACGCAGATTAGGAGATACGCTGTAAACCCTGATTTCATACTGTCCTTCAGTCGTGTCGATGATTTCATAGTCGGGACGGCTAACTGTTTGGATGTTCCAGTTGTCGCTGTCTTTGCGCCATTCGACTCGATACGTTGAAACACCTAAGGCTGGCTGCCAGCTAATGAGTAGCTTTGCTTTGGCAATCCCGCCGGCATCAAACAGCACCTCTTGGCCTGCAAGGTTAATCGGTGCATCAGGGATAATGTTCAGGTTGGTGATGTCACGCTGCTCTAACGCAGTGCCGCGCTCGATGTAGTCATACTTGCTGGCGTTGTAGGCAATGGCGCTAATTGCATATTGCGAGCCGTCTTGTTCCGTGACCGTTAGCACGCGCCACGTTGAGGTCTGGATGTTGCTTGTTTGGTAAATCCAAACGCTGTTTGCATTCGGTGCAACGTTGAACGCAGTAGAGACCGTGATCACATTGCCCGCAATAGACGTGATGCCGCGAGTCTCAACCGTGCCATCAGGCATGATCACGGACAGGTCAGCGCCGGCAGCGGTCAAGCCTGTGGCATCATCCACTGTGATTGCAGTGCTTGTGGCGCTTGTGATGCGGCCACCACGACGAGCGCCAGCGCGTACTGGATCGGCAACCTCAATGATCTGACCAGGGCGCACGACAACGCCAGCATCAATCGAAGCGGTAAAGCTGATGATCTCGCTCTCGTAGCGCTCGGAATAGAGCAGCCACTCACCGATGCGATACGCCTGCCCGCGACTTGTGCAAGCGAAGGCGCTGATCTCAGTTTTGACGACACCATACTTCTGGATGCCCTCGGCATCTTCAACTGCCTCGTATGCGATGTCGCGGGTATCGAGATCGAGGTAGCTAACAACGCAAACAGTGGGGCGTGTCTTGCGGCTTGCGCCTTGATAACTGAAGCCCTCTTCTGTGACATTTGCCAGCGTGAACAGATATGCCGTATCCGCTGGTTTGTCTTGGCTGATGGTTAGCGCACCAGTGCTCCAATACGGCATCACCCGCATTACTGAACACATATCGTTAATCAGCTTGTACGCACCCTCTGCTGTCTGAATGTTGACGTTGCAGGAGAATCGCGGTTCGGTGCCGCCGAAGCCATCAGGCACCAATTCAGAGCAATACTGACTGGCGCTGTAGAAAGCAAACTTGTCGAGCTGTGAGGCTTGGATGTGATCGCCAAAACCGTAGCGGCTGTTGATCAGCAGATCCCACAAGATCCAAGCAGGGTCAGAACACCATTGGGCAGCACCAAACGTACCGTTCCAAATGCCGCTATAAATCAGCCTGCCAGTGACGCTATCAACCGTGGCATTACTTGGGATCTGTACTTTGATGCCACGGATCAGGTAAGAGCGTTGTGGGATGGAACTGAATTGTTCCGCATCAACACGCAGCGCCACTAACGCACTGTTGGGATAGCGCAGTTTGGCGTAGATAATTTCAGTGTAGCTTGTCCAGTTGAAACGACTGATTGAGTCAAGAAGATACCCGCCAGAGCCTGCGACTCTATCTGCGTCGGTTGCGGTAAGGCGATCAACGCGAATATCAGCAGTTGTAAATCCTGCGCTCAGGTTAATTAGATAATCGCGCTGATAAGGGTCTGTCGTTCTCCCGCTAACTGTGTCCGTGACAACAGTTGTAAAGCCGCCACCGTCATATTGAACTTGGATAGACAATGAAACCGATTGCCCCTCAAGATCTCCATTTGATATGCTTGTTTGCAGCTGCGGCACTGTAATAGTGACACGCACTGCGTTAACATTGGGATCAGTGATCTGACGTGTTACAGGACTGAGGTATTGCACCTCAACGCCGACTGGTTTTTCGTCTTCAACATCAGCAGCAATGGGGATGTAAGACTGCGCTTGCGTCCCAGTCCTAGTTTGAACAGTTACGTTTTGGAAGTTGTATGAGCCGTTTGGATTCTGCAGCGGTGTATTGTTTAGAAAGATGCTTTTGAGGCCATCCTTCAGGCCCTCGATTTCGCCTTCGCTAACAAGGTCCAGAACAGTTGCATATTGCTTTGAATCAAGGCTATCTCTAGCAACTATTGGCGTGCGGGCACCCTCCAGCAGCTGCAGGCCGCCACCACCTTTGCCGCCGCCACCGCCACCAGCACCAACAATGCGATCCATCATGCTGCCACCTGCACTGTGTCAATACCGGCGCTGATCACAACACTGCCTACGATCGTTTCACCGTAAACAATCGGGACTGGCACGCCTTGTCTACTTGTCTGTTGGATACCACTGAAGCTGTGGCTCTTGCGTGGGTCGTTATTGTCTTGCGGTGTTCCAGGTGTGTTGATTTTGGGTGTTGGTGTCAGCAGTTGGGCTACACCCCCGAGCACTAAGCTGACACCAATACCTGCAAGCACTGTGCTCACCGCAATAGGTTTAGCAAGACCAAGCAATCCTATGGTTGCGCCACCTGTAAAAAACGCGCCGACAATTAATGCGGCGCCAATCAGAATCTTGCCAACATTGCCACCCGCACCAGCCAAGACAGGCACAATTCTGATCTCCTGCTGCCCCGCAGGATTATGCAACTCATCCACCGTTAAGGCGTATTTGCCAACACTGACGCGGTAGTGCTGATCCGCCATGTGCTTCTCAAGCTGCGGGAAGTTCACCAGTAGAAAACGCACGGCTTCAGCAGCGCTGGCAACATCCGCCTCGAACACGCGCTGTCCGACAAACTTGGCGAGGCGTCCATACAGCTTGATCTTTCGCAGCATGACGACCCTTTAGCCTCCGCCCATTGTAAAGCTGGGATGGCGCAGCCTACGTCCGGTGCATTTCTGCAGCCAGCCGCCACCGCCGTACAGATCTCTGCTGCTGAGCCGGCCACGGATGTGATGCAGCACCATGGCATCATCGATGTAGACGCCGCAATGGTTCAAGCCAGCGCCGCTGATGTTCATCAGCAGAAGGTCGCCCCTTTCCATCTGCTCATCTTCCTCCAGCTCACGAAAGCCTGTGCTGCGCCAGCAATCCTCGAACATTGGCGCCGTTTCAAACTGTTCCGGCGTGAGCGGGCGCTCCCAGTCGCGTAGATGAAGGCCCTGCTCGGCGTACCAATCACGCGCCAGGGTCCAGCAGTCGCTGATGCCCCATGTCCATTGCCGACCGATCAGCGGCGCCTTGTAGCCGCTCGGGCAACACTCTGCCCATGCTTCGGTCTTGGGGTTGACGATGAACCACGGCAGCCCGCTGGCTTCGCACGCCATCAAATCAGGCTGGCTTGGTGCTGGTGGCGTCACCGGATGCGAATGGATGACGGCAGCAACCTCGCCCTTGTCTTCCGCAGCCGCATAGTCTTCAGGATCGAGGATGAACTGATCTGATCCGGTGCTGAGGTTGCGGCAAGGCCAATACCGCTCTCGCCCTTTGATCACTACCAGCAGCCCACACGCTTCACGCGGATCTTCCGCCTTTGCGTGATCAAGAGCAGCAGTACGCCAAGTCATCCGAAATACGCTCCGATGCCAGGGAAGCTGCCAAAGGGCAACTCAGCGGTGGCGCCAAAGTGCGCTTTGCAATCGGTCAATGTTTTGACGCATGTCGGCAATGCTCCTGTGTAACCGCACTCGGTTGACTTGTACACCCACTGGCAAATGTTGGCGATGCACTGCCGCTTTGGTGCGCTAACACCAGCAAGGTCAAATGCGGCAGCAAGCTCAAACTCCACCACGTCGCGGTTTTCTACCGTTTTGCGGTCGATTGTGTAGATCTCACGAGGAAACTCCGCAGTAGGGTCTGGGCTGTAAGGACTGACACCACCGGGGAAATTAACAGCGTCGATATAACGTGCCAGCGTGCGGATGCGTGTTACCTTGGCGCCTTCAAGCCCGTCAGGCAGGGTAAGCAACAGAGCCGTGATTGTGCTCAGGATGTTGCTCACGCGAATCTTCGGACGTGGCAGTTGGCCGTTGCCGCTGTAGTCAAAACCATCAGCTTCAATCGGGAATGGGATGTACTCGTTGCCGCCCCAGAAGACGCTGCCATTATTGTTCAGGCTCGTGCCAGCGTGGAAGCGGTAGAGGTCGTTGGTGCCATGCTGCGCCGTGTTGAGTTGCAACTCAAACAGCTCGATGATTGCGCCGGGTGCAACCTCCTGCAGGGCTGAAACCGGAACGGTCATGGCTCAAATACCTGGCGGAAGGTGGCGGCAATGCGCACAAGGCCCGGCGCTGTCAGCTGCCGGTTCCATTCAGGGCACACCCATTTGTAGGTGCTGGCATCATCCGGTGGGCTCCAGTCGAATGCTGCGCTGTCCGCCGCTCTGGCGTCGAAGAATGCCTCGAAGGCATCGGCGTGAGCAGTGGTCAGGTTGACCCATGTAAGGCTCCACTGCTTTGGGTTCTGGTTCAGGCCAAAGGTCGTGCGCTGCTCGTACCCGTCGCCAAACTGCGTCCGCCGTGTCTTGGGTGCTGACCGCTTCTCTGCACCGAAGTCCGGGCAGACGGGATAACCAATGGTGGCATCGTCGAATGTAGCCATCAGGTCGCTAGCAGGCCACCGGGCCGTTTCTGCTTGATCAATTCTGCCTGCACTGCAGCGCCGATCACGCGGCCGAGCTGATTGGCCTGTTGGCTGTCGCCTTGTGCGCTGGTGCCGCTGGCGTCCACGTTGACGGTGACATTAGTGCCGCCTGTGTTGGGGATGACGGTGCCAGAGCGGCCGGGCACGAATAGCTCGGGGCCACGCTCACCGACTAGGTAGCGGGTGCCCATCTGCACCGGGCCGCCGTTGGCACGAGCACCACCCACCGCTAGGGCACCTGTACCCGTAAGGTTGCCTGCTGCCTTCTCCAGCGCACTAGACGGTGTGAGCAGATTCTTGATTGCGCTGATCGCTTGCTCAATCACATAGATGCGAATCAGCTGCCTGGCGATGTCCTGCAGTGCGCCGGCAGCGATCTCCCGAAGGCTGTTGCCCCAGTTCTCAGCGCCGGTG